CTCCATTCCCATAGCTAAACCCTTAATGATAGTACCTGAACTCCCGCCGCTTGTTGAGCTTGGAAACAATGTGTTTGTAGTGCTAATTTCGTGTGCTGCAACAAAATTATTGCTATCCCATCTAAAACGAGCGAATCCTTCAATAAACAACTCTCCAGATTCTGGAATAGCTGGATGAGTGCCTCCAATAGTAGAGCCGCTTCTAGGGTTTGGGGCTGCTGGAGCGTTAAAATAATCATTTGCGCTATTTTCTGAAAATATTACAGGAAATCCAACATTAGTTGAGCTGGTAGTCCATTCTTTAGCTCCTCCGTTTGCACCTTGTGTCATATACAAGTGATAGGTTGTGCCACTATTCCCAACAAGTTTCAATTTTAAAAGAAGTTGACATCTCAGGTCTGCTGACGCTGAAACATTAGCTGTTTGTCTACTGTTGACAAAATCTAGACTTACTGCTGTTTGTGCGGCTGGACCTACTGAATATCCACCGTCATAGTATATTAGCTCAGGTCTGAATAATAGATTCCATTCTAAACTTGCGTCTGTTTGTGCTTGTATTAAACCAATTGACTGAGAAAAAGTGAGACCTCCAGCTAAGGTAGTAGCACCATATACTGTGGTAGTCGGAGGGTCTGTTTTTTGTAGTGCTGGTCCTACTTTAGTCATCCACAAAGGTATAGAAAATTGTAAAAGCTGTAGATCATATAATAAGTCATAAAACATCTCAACTTTTTGAACAGGATGTAGTGAGTCAAATGTTCCTCCTCCTAAAACAACTCCAGCATTTGTTTTTAATTGAACAGCACTGCTAGAAATAACAGTTGTGTTTCCTTTTCTATAAGTTCTTTCAAAGTTTGTATCTGAATATCCATTTGGCTGGATAACCCTCCACATTCCATCTGATAGAATTAATCTTGCTCCCCAGCACTTCATAATTCTATCTAAAGCAGTAAAAGCATCAACAGGAACGAACTCTTTATTTTCTTCTTTTTTTAGCGCAGTTGGTTTTATTCCAGAAAAGAAAAGGGGGTCTTTGTCTGCTGCTGGAGTTGGCATTTGTCCCGTATACCAATTAACTTGTGTTTGTATAAAGTTGTCAGTTGCTCCAAAATATTGTGAAGTATTAAGAATAGCTGTGTCTCTTAAAATGTTTAAAATGATTTGTAAAAATCTATAAGTAGTTCCATCCGCATAAGTATTCCCCGTTGTCCAAGCCACATCAACAAGTTCAGCAAGTCCATCTGTTGCAGTTATTGTTTGTTGTGTTCCAGCTTGAAAAGATAAATTTTGTCTTGAACTAACATCCGTCAAAATATTTCCAACCCAGTAAAGATTGTAGCTTGAACCATCAGTAGTAGTGCTATCTTTGTAAATTACTAATTGAAATCTTCCATAGGCAGCAGCAGCAATATCGTCAATGACAGCTTGTTCTGTGCTATCTCTTGGAATAATATCGAAAGTACAACTTGAAGGAATAACACCTGAAAATCGTGTCCTGTCTTGAGCTTCGTATCTAAGATTGAATCCATTAGCTCCAAGCTGTAAAGTCAAGGCGGAAGGGCTACCCGTTAAGCTATCATAAATTTCTAGCTTATAGAAAATCCCTTTATCGTTTTTAAATTCTGCTGTTCTTCTTAGTGCCATTAGTAACCTCTTGTTCTGTTTCTGTTTCCTCTTGCTCTATCGCTTGATAATAATATATCAGAACCACTTATTCTTCCAACAACCTCAACTTGACCCCCTCCTCCCATTGTGTTCATAAATCTATCTAAAGGCATCACAACCTCTGGACCAGCTTCTCCAATTAATCCAAAGTGTGGCTGTTGAATAAGTCCGCCTTCTGCATTAGTTGAAATACCTGCTGATAATAAATTTCCAATATTACCAAAACCTCCAATATCTCGAAAACCTAAAAGACTACCTAAAGGACTACTTCCCAGCAAAGCATTTAAAAAAGCCATAGCTGCTATCTGTGCCATTATTTGTACGAGAGCTCGTTTTGCAAAATCAATAAAATTTTCAAAGAAATTTCCTGAACTTAATAATGCACTTGCAAAAGCTTGTTCAATAGCCCCACCAAAAGAACGAAAGTTAGCTTTCATTTGTTCAGCTAAAATGTTAATGTTTTCAAATGCAACAATACTTCTCTCAATACCATCAAAAAACTCTGGGTCTGTCGCAAATTGTAAAGCTGGAGATGTTTGTTCTTCAGTTGGTGAAATAGGACCAGCAGCAATTGGACTTATAGTTGCAACCTCTTTAAATTTTTTAAAAGTTTCGGTTAAATCTTCAACTTTTTCTTCAACTTTTGCGTAGTTTTCGGTGTCAAACAAAGGGGATGTTTTCATTACATCTCCAGTAGTTGAAACCATATTTTTGAAGTTTTCAGCTTCGTTCGATGCTCCTTTGAATTTATCAATGATAAAAGGCAATGCAGCACTCAATCCAGTTATTGCTAATGTAACAAGTCTTGCAACTGGATTCAAAGTTAAGAACGCCTTTACCATTAAAGAAATCGCTGGAGAAATAAATCTAAACAACCTCAATACTTGAAAAGCAACTGTGGATAAAAAGCTAAAAGCTTTCATAACTGGTCCAAGAGCAGCCGCCAAAAGTCCGTATTGAATTACATTTTCTCTTGTTTCGGAACTCATTCCAGAAAAGACAGTGCTTATTTTATTAAAGACATTTACTACGCTTTGAGCTAAAGGAATTAAATCTTTACCAAATTGTCCTCCTAAATTTTTCAATGATTCTTGAAGCTGCCTTGTTTGATTTGCTAAACTTCCAGAGGTTCTTGAAACATCTCCAATTGCTTTTGTGCTTTGTCTATAAGCAATGTTTAGATTAGCAACTGCTTTTGCTTGAGTTTCAGTAACACCTTGAGACTGCATAATCTGAGCAACCTCGCTTTTATATTCAGCAGTGTTCTGTCTTATAACAATTCCAAGAGCTTTTGCGGATTCCGTTTCTCCAACTAAAGCTTTTGTCAATGCTTTAGAAGCTTCAGCCGCACCACCTTCAATGTTTTGGAAGGATGCTAAGTCAGCTGCAAGTCTATTTACTTTATCTGATAAACCAAGAGCAGCATCTTCGGTAAATCCAAAACCAACCAACAAATCTCCAGTAGAACCTAGTAAATTTTTTGCTGTTTCCTCAGCTAAGAAAAACTCTTTCTGAAATGCTTGAGCTGTTTCAATAGCTTGAATTTCAATAGAGGAAAAAACCGTACGGAATTTGTTATCAGTTTCCTCTAAATCGCTTGCAAGTTTTACTGAAGCTCCTCCAATAGCTAGAATAGGAAGCGTTACATTTCGACTCAAATCATCTCCAAGTCTGGACATATTTTTTCCGAACTTCTTTAACGATTGAGTTGATTTTCGAAGGTTAGTTTGAAAATCTTTGTCGTTTAAAATAAGCGCAATCGAGAGTCTTTTTCCAGCCATTTTAAGCGTTTTTTAGCGTTTGTTTTAAGCGTTTTTTTAGCGCATTTAAGCAAATATCACCCTTCTGTCGTATATGTACCCTAAAAAGTTTAGTTCTTTTATTAGGACAAATTTACTAGATAAGGGTTTTTAGTCATTTTCGTTGTTTTGTGGAATCTCGATTTTGTACTTTTTAACCGCATATTCAGCAGCTTTTTTACGCTTTTCGATGTCCATTTTTTCCTCTTTTTTCTCCCATTCAAACCTCACCAAATCGGTTGGATTTAGCTTGGAATTTTTCTTTTTGTGTGGCTGTAAAATCAAACAAGCCAGCCATCGTGTCCGCTCCCATTCAAACCTTTCTTTCATTTCAAGCTGTTCATTTCGACCTCTCTGCAATAGAAAGAATTCGTGAAATGTCAAGCTCCAAAACTCTTTGGGTAGTAAGCCAAAACCATAAGCAATGGCTTCCAAATCATCCCAGTCTATTTTTTCTTTTGAGGAGTTTTTTTCTCCTCTTTCTCGTTTCCCTCGTCTTTGAATTTTGCTGAAAATTGTTCGCCGAAAACATCAAAACACTTTTGAAGTGCTTCGAAGTCCTCATCCAAAATATCTGCAATGTCCTCAATTGTCAAGTCAAAATCTTTTCCAGCAACTCTTGCTCCGTCTTGCAATCCAGCAAGGATAAGCTGACAGGCATCGTCTAAAGATATGTCTTGACCTAATTTGTCGAGGTCTTGCAAACTTGTGTTTGTTCTTTTACAATAAATTCTAAGAGCGTTCATTCCGAATCTAATCGGATAGTCTTTTTTGTTTAGTATTACTACTTCAAACATTTTTCGTTGGTTTTAAAAGTTAAGTTGATGGAGAGAGCCGAAGCCCATCCCCACCAACGAAATAAATTAAACAGTAGGATTCAAGATTGCTCCTGTTCCTTCAATTGTTACTGAGTAAGTCGGTGCATCTTCTACACCACCAGTAACTTCTAATGAAGTAATAAATCCGCTTCCTGTATACTTGTGACCAGCTGGAGTTGCTAGCGCAAAAGTAAAAGTAACAGGGTTTCGAGCCATCATTTCAGTAAATAATTCCTCTGGGTCTGTTGTGTTTGTAGTATCTACGAAGTCCATCAAACCATCTGCAGATAGTGAGAAAGATTTTTGACCTCCGATTAAATCTCTGAATCCAGCAGAGTCTTTTGTACTTACATCAATTGTATCAACATTCATCGACAAAGTACAGCTTGTTGAGTGAAGTAGTTTGAATTCATCAGCAGATGCGTTTGCAGCTTGCACCTTCAAAACTAAATCAGTTCCGTTAAAAATAGCCATTTTCTTTTTTTTTTAGTTATTAATTAATTCTCATTTGAAGGTGCTGATTCATCTTGAATCTCCTTCTTTTTAGAGTCGTTTGTAGGTTTTGATATGGCATCCCATATTTTCAAAACTCGGTATGCTTTTCCTTCGACTGTGTAAACTTTGCCTTTTTTATATTCGACTCCTCTAAATTCACAGTCTTTTTTTATTTTTACTTTCATATCTTATCTATTTATGTTAAATCTGAAATCCATTGCAACATAGTGGATTCCATCATCTCCAAATTTATCGTCAAATACATCGTTGGCATCTTCAAAAAAGCATTTGTCTATTTGCACTCCTTCGACTGTTTGACTTTTGTAATCTAAAGCAGCACGAACTTCAGCAGATAAATCCTGAGCTTGTGCATAAGTAGTTCCAAAAGAAGTAATCTGGCATCTAACATAGTCGTATGTAGAAACGCCGTTCTTTGTGTTGTTTGGAGTGGTGTCAATTATAAAATAAGTAATTGCTGGCATTGTTTCTCCAAATGGTATTTTTTGAGGAAATATCCTTGAACTAACATAGTTTGAAACACCAGCTGTGTTTCTTAATATAGAACTTATTGCTTTTCCTATATCCATTACAATCCTTTCTTTTTAAATCTTTTATCAATAATACCTCTCAAACTTGGAATGATTGAACTTGCAACTTGTTGACCAGTTTCTTTCAAAGTTTTATCTAAATATCTCTCTCCAGCTTTTCCATCTTTTCCGTACTCAATGTAGTACATATATCCAGTAGGAAGTTTACTGTTTTGTTTTCCATTTGATGTTTTTCGTGGACCAACTCCCACAATTGGCGGTTTGCTTTTCGCTGTTTTAGTGTTAAAAAGTCCAATTGACTTATACAAATCACCACTATCTCTGTGTTCTTTCAAATATCCTTTTAATTTTTTTACAGATGGTTTTAGTGCTTTTCTCATAGCTTGTCGAACAATAGTCTTTGTCCCCCTATCAAATGGAAGAAGTTTATCCAAGTCCTTTTGGATTTGTCGCAATTCTTTTTCATCAACCTCTAGCTTAACCATTAGTCAGTTGTTTTTTCTTCTACTCTTAAAATCAATCCTTCTTTTCTTCCTATCTCCTCAACAGAACGAATGAA